AACTTACAGTTATTGGAAAGAGGAGTAAATATTACTGATGAACTTAAGAAAATAACTAAATTGCAAGGCGATGAATTTGAATCTGCAATGCGAAAAGGTAAAATTGGTGCTGATGCTGTTAATCAAGCTTTAATAAATTTAACGAGTCAAGGTGGTATTTTTGCTGGTGGTGCAACAAAACAAGCCGATACTTTAAATGGAAAACTATCAACTCTGCAAGATACGATTGACACTCTTGCAAGAACCATCGGGGAAGAACTAGGCGATGAGATAAAAAGCGTTTTAGATTTAGCTATAAGTGCTGTTAAAGAAATAAATAAATTAGTTGAGAGAGTGGGTGTTGCTAACAAAGTTGGTCGAATAAATCTTGCAAACATTGATATGGAGGCTAGAAAGGAAGCAAGAAAACAAGTTCAAGAGGAAACTGGTAAAAAATTTATTTTACCTTTTACGGAAGAATCAAAAAGAGATCAAGAATTAATAAAAATTATTAAAAAAAGAAAAATCCAAGAGGCTCTAACAACAAAAGAAAAAGATGAGCAAATAAAAAAAACAGATAAACTTACAGAATCTATAAAAAAATCAAAAGAACAAGCTGAAAAAATCAAAAATGATTCAAAAGAAACTGTGACAGCAATAGAATCGCAAGTAACTATTAATGATTTATTTAATTCTTCTTTAGATCAAACAAGTTTTTTAATAAATGATGCAGCTTTAGGCTCTAACAAATTTGCTGATGCTCTTGTAAATGTAAAAAGTGAAGCGGATCAACTAAAAGAAAAGTTTATGGAGATTGGTCAAGGAATCGAGCAAGGCATTGTTTCTAATCTTTCTGATGCTGTTATGGGAACACAGACACTTGCACAGGCTGCAATTAATGTATTAAATCAACTCAAAAGAAAACTTGTAGAGGTCGCAATACAAAGGGCTGTTTCTGGAATAGGAAACTTTATTGGTGGTATTTTGGGTGGAGGTGGACGAAGTATTAGTCAAACATTAACTGGTAATAAGGCATCGACTTTTTTAAATAATATGCCTCAAATTGATTTCACAAAAAGAGCTAATGGTGGCCCTGTTTCTGCTGGTGGTGCTTTTGTAGTTGGTGAGAAAGGACCTGAAATATTACAGATGGGTTCAAGAGGAGGAAATGTAATAGCTAATAAAGATATTGGAGGTACAACTAATATCATCAATGTATCTGTAGATGCGTCTGGTTCTTCTGTACAAGGTAATCAGGGGCAAGGACAAGCACTTGGACAACTTATTGCTGCTGTGGTACAAACTACAATAGTACAAGAACAAAGAGCAGGGGGTTTATTAAATAGATAATGGCAACTTTTCCATCAATACAACCTACATATTCTGGTTTTAGAAAAACCAGTAACCCAAAAGTTAAAACTACGAAACTTGGTGATGGATATGAATTTAGAGCTTTATATGGGCTACCTTTGACACAAGATCCAAAAGTGTATGATCTTACTTTTAATGTGTCTGAGACTGAAGCAGATGTTATAGAAGCTTTTTTAAGAAGCAGGGTTGCAGATCAAGCAAGTTTTACGTTTACTCCACCAGCGGAAGGCTTTACAAAAACAGGTACTTATTCGCAAAGCGGAACAACTGTGACTATTAGTATCACCTCACATGGAGTTGCGATAGGTGATATTCTGACAATTGACTATACTTCGGGTTCTGCAACTGATGGCACTTTTGCTGTTGCCTCTGTGACCAGTGATGATGCTTTTACTGTTACGGCTGCTGCTAGTGCAACAAACTCAGGAAATGTTTCAATAACTTTTTCTGGTGCTGGACAGTTTGTATGTGATTCTTGGTCAAAACAAATTCCATACAATAACAGGGCTATCATCACAACAACATTTAGAGAAGTCTTTGAACCATAAATGGCTAATCCTGTACCTGAGTTACAACAGCTTACAAATAAATCAATCATTGAGTTATTTTCTGTTGAATTAAAAGCTGATGTTCATTATACAAAGTTTGCAAAGACAGCTACATATTCTCAAAGTGGTACTACCACAACGATTACATTAAATAGTCATGGGTTTTCTACTGGTCTTATTTTGAGTCTTGATTTTACATCTGGTGATGCCACAGATGGAATTTATACCATTCAGACAGTTCCAGATGCAAATACATTTACAGTCACAGCAACAGCTTCACAGTCCACAAGTGGTAATGTTTCTTTTAATGTAAATTCAAATTTATCTAATCCTACTGTTTATTTATTTCATGCTGGAAATAACATGAAAGATAGTTTAGATATTGTATGGCAATCTAATAAATATACTAGGATGCCTTGTGAGGCGAGTGGTTTTAAATATTCTGGGCAGGGAAAATTACCAAGACCTACCTTAACTTTTTCAAATCTTCTTGGAACAATCACATCAATACTACAGCTTACAAATCAAACAACACCTTTTTCTGATTTGTCGACAGCAAAAGTTACACGTAGACGCACACTAGCAAGATTTTTGGATGAAGAAAATTTTCCATCCAATATAAATCCATATAAAGTTGGCTCCGTAGATCCAACTGCTGAAATGCCAAGAGAAATTTATTTTATTGAAAGAAAAGTCACAGAAAACAGAGACATTGTACAATTTGAATTAATTAGTACTTTTGATTTAGCTGGTATTGGTGCACCCAAAAAACTTGTAACAAGAGCAGACTTTATTGGTGTTGGTACTTTTCTTAATGGTTAATTATGAGTTGGAGAACTAAAGCTGTTGAATATGCAAAAGAACAAGCACCAAAAGAAGCTTGTGGTTTATTAGCAATAATTGATGGCGAAGAAACTTTCTGGCCTTGTAAAAATTTAGCAGAAACAACCCATGAATTTTTTATGTTAGATCCAGAAGATTGGGCTGAATGTGAAGATACAGGAGAAATATTAGGAGTTATTCATAGCCACCCAAAAGGCCCAGCGATTGCTTCAGAAGCAGATAAAGCATCATGTGAGCATATTGGATTTCCTTATTATATTTACAGTATCAATCAAGATCATTGGACTTTAATAGAACCTACAGGCTGGAAAGCTCCCTCAATTATTGGTAGGAAATTCATTTGGGGTAAATATGATTGTTGGTCTGTTGTGACAGATTGGTATAAAGAAACAAAAAATATTAATATAAAGTATTGGCCTAGACCAAAAACATTAAAAGAATTTGCTGATAATCCATATTTTGAAAAAGTGTTAACAGAATCAAACTTTAAAAGACTAAAAACTAATAACGATATACAAAAAGGTGATGTATTATTATTTAGCGGTGCTTTGAAAAAACCATCTCATGTTGCTGTTTATATTGGAGATATGATGATTTTAAATCATTCTTATTATCGTTTAAGTTGTAG